ATAAATTAGTACATTTGTAATATTTACCAACTGAAAAACAATATTTAAAAATCAGTTATTATGGCAGCACCGATAAACAATGCAAAGGCAGGAGGTAGACCTAAAGGAGTACCAAACAAAGACATGAAAGACATTAGAGAGAAATTTCAAATGTTAGTCGAAGGCAACTTAGAACAACTACAAGCGGATTTTGAAGAGTTGAAACCAACTGAAAGAGTAAAATATACTATTGAAATGGCGAAATTCTGTTTACCAACTCTGAAATCAATTGACTATGTAGGAGAAATTCAAGTTACTGAACGACCAAAAATAGAGTTCATTGATAAAATTTAGCAAAAAATATAATCCATTATTTCAAATATTGAAAGCAAAGGGCGTAGATGAAAATCATGCCCTTTTCGATTTATCTAAAGTTGATACAGTTTTAATTTCAGGAGGTAGAGATAGTGGCAAATCCTTTGCTTTATCAACATTTGTAGGAGTAGCAAGCTCCGATTATAATCATAGAATTTTATACACGCGACAAACTATGTCAAGTACTGACAACTCTATAACCTCAGCACTCGATAATAGATTAGAAATGTTGGGAGTATCACACGAATACGAATTTGCAAATAACAACTACACTCACAAATTAAGCAACGGCAAAATAACAATTACAGGGCAAAAGACCAGCGTAGGAACTCAAACGGCTAAATTGAAATCATTAGAAGATTATTCTATTTTCATAACTGATGAAGGCGAAGAGCTAACATCTTACGATGAGTGGGTTAAAATTAAACGTTCGATGCGTGCAACTGATGTGCAATGTCTTTCAATAATTTCTTTCAATCCACCAACTAAAACGCATTGGCTTTATAAAACATTTTACGAGAGCGTTCCAGAGGGTTTTAACGGTGTTATTGATAATATTCTATACATACATACCAACTACATTGACAACGGTCAGGAAAACATGGCGCCACATAACTGGTTAGAATACGAGAGGTTAAAAGAAGTATATGAAAATTACCTAACTATTGATTCGAAATTAAGAAACGATTTACCAACAAAAGTAAAACGTGACGCAATCGAATTTAAGAATGTTGTTTTAGGTTCTTTTCGGGATGTTGCTGAGGGTGTTATATTTTCGTATAATATCGGAGAGTTTCCAGAAGATTTACCAGCACCTCCGATTTATGGAATGGACCAAGGTTATACGCACCCGACTGCAGTCGTAAAAGTTCATGTAGATAAAAAAGAAAAAAAGATTTACCTTAAAGAAATATTTTATAAAACGCACCAAACGAACGATACTATTTACGAGGGCATAAAAGATGAAGTAGGCTACAATCGAATTTGGTGTGACTCCGCTGTTCCGATGTTTATCAAAGAATTAAAAAACAAAGGTTTGTATATTCGAGAAGTAAAAAAACCTAAGATTGTCGATTCAATCAATACTATATTGAATTATGATTTGATAATTGATAAAAATTCCGTAAATTTACAGAGGGAATTGGACAATTATCGCTGGAGTGACAAAAGACAGGACGAACCAATAGACGATAATAACCACGCAATAGACGCTTTTAGATATGCAGTGTCTATGGTGTTAAGCAAAAATCAATCAGTAAGCGCATAAGATATGGCAAAGAAAAAAATTGAATTAAAAGAATTGGGAAAAGTTCACACAAAGGACTTTTTAAAAATGGTGCATCCGTTTCTTAGAAATGAATTTAGACCACTTGATAAAAAAGAATTGAATAATAAAGAAGTATTTGTTGAATTGTTTGGGGAATCCGAGCCGTTCGATGCTTCAAAATTAAAAGCTATTTATGAGTATCAAAAGTAAGAATGATATAAACTATTTGCAGTTCCTGAAATTTCACAAAGAAATCGAGGGACAAGAAGATAATTTAGAATTTGTAGCGGACAAAGTAATAGAACACTTTTATCCAAATGTTACAGAAGGTAAAGCTGCTTATGTTGAATTATTTGCAAACGCTTTGCACTCGCAAGAAAAAGCAAAGTTTAAATACAACATAGACTTATCTTTTAGACCCGCTAGGGAATGGATAAATGCAGATACAAGGGCTACCGATGGCGATATTCCTGAGTTGTTATCATATATCTTAAAGCCGTTTTATTTTTGGCAAAAGTTTGATATTAATAAATTATCGGTTGCCGATGCTGAACATGCATTACAACTTTTTATAAAAGGTCAAGTGAAATACGGGAGCAGTACGAATATATTTACAACCCGCCCATACAAGCGAATACTGGGGATATAACTCAGGGAACACTTGACCGTGAAGAATTCGCAGAATATTACGGATCTTATTTAGAAATAATCTATTTAATCTGTAAAGGGGATTTTACAAAGAGAGAAGAAGTTTTAAATTGGAAAACTGAGGACTTTCTTTTTATAGGGGAATATTTGTTGAGGAAGAGAATAGTTGAAAACACGAAGTAGTTATGAATGAAGTTAGTAAAATGTATGATTTTTTAATAGGGTTGTTTCAATCAAACGACCTTGTTAATACTATTTCTTTAGTTAACACTTTAGATATTGATTCTAACAAAGAAAATATCTATCCACTTGTTAATTTAGATTTAAGAGAAACGGAAACGCAAGACCAAGCAATTGTATTTTCGTTTAGAATTACAATATTACAGCAAAGGGACATTAAACCTATTAAGATTGATTCTAAATTATTAAGCAATACAAACTATGTTGACAACCTGAATGAAACGCATTCTATTTTAAATAAGTTCATTAACTATCTTGTAAGACAAAATAACGATTCCGATATTGAAATAGTACAGCAAGGGACAAATAAGATTTTAAAAGAGTTTGGTTTGTCTAATTTAGATGGTGTGCAGTTAGATATTGACTTAGCAATTCCAAACGAGGGAAGTTCGTGTTAATTATGGAAATAAAAACAAAGCACAGTATTGGTGATTTTGTTTATTTAATAACAGATGAAGACCAAAAGAAAAGAATTATAACAGGAATTATAATAAGACCTTCTGGAGTTATTTATTATGTTAATTGTGGGGAAGTTGAAACAACTCATTATGATATTGAAATAACAAAAGATAAAATCTATATTTTTTAATGTTAGAAGAAGCAGAAATAAGAGCAATTGCGTCAAACATCGTGCAGAAAGCCAAAAGCACCGCCCGGGTTGACCAAGGAACTTTGAAACGTTCTATTGCTTTTACGTATGTTCGTGGTGTGGTTACTTTTAGACAAATCTTTTATGGTGTGTATGGTGATAATTCACAACTCGAAGAACTTGCAAAAAGTTATATGCCAAATGGAATACCTTATAAAATTGAATTGACTGAGTTTGGTGGCAAAACCGTTGAGGTTAGTCGAAGTAAAACAGGGCGCAGAAGTCAAAGAAGTGCGATAGCTTCGGCAAGTCGTAGTAGTAGCTCTAACATTAAAAGGCTAATTGCATCGGTAAAGAAGAAAAAAGATGGCGACAAAGAGAAGGAGTAAAGAACAGATTCAATCCGACAGAATTATTAAAAAGCAATTACTTATTTTAGGTGATGAAATTTTAGAAGAGTCGGTTCCAAATTCAAGACGTGACACAGGGCGTTTGCAAGATGAACAGAATTTTAGAGTTGAGGGTGATACTCGTTTAGTAATGACACAAATGTATTACGGCGCTTTTAATTACCCAGCTGGTAAAAATTCAGGCGAAAAAAATGCTTTGCTAATTGCTGTTAATAACAACATACCAAAAGCAACAAAAATAATAATAAAAAATATTAACGATTCGTTATTGAAACCTTTTAAGAAATGACACCAACAGCAATTTCAACACCTCAGCAAATTACTTTTTGCAATTCACCTATAAATATAAATTTAGAATATGCGGGTATATTATCAGCTTATGTATATCTGTATATTTGGAATGGTTCGATTAACCAAACCTTAACGACTCCAAACGTGACTTTATTTAAGAATAAAGTAAGTTCAGATGACGACTATGTACATTTTGAAATTAGCGACTATATACGTTCTTTTTTAGTGGCGCCACCAAATGCATCAAATACAAGTCAGCCAAATTTTGTTTATAACGAATTGGCAAACCCTACTATAACAGGTCAGGGTTGTTTTTGGCAAATAGTAGCAGACGTTACAACTGCGAGCGGGACCACTCGTTATAATTTCAATACCAACTTTGCAACGTTGGGTTATAAATGGAATTACGAACAAAATCTTTTTAATCCTATTAATATTAACACAGGCGGTTCTTTAGGCTTTGCAGGGTCGTATAACAAATATTACAACCCAAGAATACACAACTACATAGCTCAAAATTTCGATTTAACAAAGTCTTTAGAAACCGCTACAAGTGCAAATGTAATATCGGTAACTGATGTAACACCACCATCTGGATATTTAAGATGTTCACAAGAAAACTATTTAATAGTTTATTTGAATAAGGTAGGTCTTTTTGAAATGTTTACGCCACATGGTAAAGTATCGGTAACTTCTAAAATTGAAAGTGAAACAAGCAATCGAAGTTTTAGAAATCCAACGTATGTAGATAATAATTTCATGCACTCGGAAATTAGAAATGTAAATAGTGTGATTCAAAGCTATGCAATTAATACAGGACTATTGCGCCCTGATATGGTGGCGCAAGTAGAAGAGTTGATATATTCTCCAAAGGTTTACTTAATCGAATTTAAGGGTGATTTGAACATAACCACTACTGAGGGCATAACTATTGATAATACTTATATAACAATCGACGATTTAAACACTTCAATCGATGGATTAAGCGTTACGGATGAGTATTTAGCGTACTTTAAAACGCATAGACAGATTCCTGTAACGGTAACAAACAGCGATTTCGAGCGCAAAGTAAGATTGAATAACAGAAATGCTATTGATTTTACTATCAATTTCAAAGAAACTAACAGCAAAATAAACAATATACGCTAATGGCAGACTTAAGATGTGAGATTTTTGTCAGTAAAGATGGCGAAAACTATACGAAATTAGACTTATTAAAGGATGAGAGTATAGTAATTAAGTATTTAAAAAAAGATACTAAGGATTTAAGCAAGGTTTTCGCACCATTTTCTAATGGCTTTTCAGTTGAAGCAACCGAAAAGAATATGCAAGCGTTTGGATTCTTTGGTAAAACTGAGGTTATTCGTTTGTCAGGTTCTAATATATTTAAGTGTAAGATTTATGTGAATAGCTTTTTGAACAATACAGGGCTTTTGAAAATCGAAAACGTAAAATACACGAACGGAAAGGCATCGAGTTTTAACGTTTCTTTTAATTCAAATATTTTATCTTTAAAAGATAGAATAGGCGATGACAAATTGAGCGACCTTGAAACTATAAACATAAATTGGACGCCCGAAACGATGTTTAATTCTATTAAAAATAAACAGACTATTTTAGGAGTTGATTATTATACGCCTTTGATTTCTAATAATAGAGTTTGGAGCTATGACGCAGATACCAACAGCGAAGATAATATTCATTACAAGTCAGGAAATTCAGCAACAAGTACAAAAGTTATAAACTCGGGCGAAGTTCGTCCTGCTGTTTCTATGAAGTCTTTATTTGGATTGATTAAAAATAATTATGATTTACAGATTACTATGCCGTTGGAAAATCGAATTGAATTTTCTGAGGCATATGTATGGTGCAATGGTTCAAATTTTACGCAAAATAGAAATGAAAGGTTAAGGTTGTTTAATCAGTTCACAACTTTGACAATTGGAACTAATCCAATAACAGCGGTTGCTAATTTAGCGGATAGTTCTATTTTAATAACACGAACTGCAACAGTAAACAACGTTTGTCAATTTATTTTTCATAATACTTTTATAACAGGAAACGAAAACGACATCCATTGTAAATTGCATTTAATAAGCAAAGCAACGGGTGCGTATTTCTATACGTGTGAATTTACATTAACGCAAGGTTCGGAGCTTAATAGTTTCGCTTTACCTGGTACAATGTTTACTTCTAATCAATCTGAATTTTATGTAAATTTAGAATGTGATAAAAATGTGAGTTGGGCGAGTTTTGAAATACGTTTTGTAAATGTTACAGGAGGATTAAAAGGCGTTCGAAGTATCAATAATAATAATATTGCTTTTACGAATTTTAATAAAATAAATTTACTTAAATGTATTCCAGATACTAAAGTAATGGATTTTATAACTTCGATAATTAAGACTTTCAATATATCAATTCTTGATAGTTCGTTAAACAATGAAAATTTAGATTTCTTGACTATTGAAGATATAGAAAATGAAGTTGCTGTTTATGGTAAGCGTGAAACCGACTATACAAGATTTGCGGATTTATCAAAAGTTGACAAAAAGGTACTTGAAGATTTTACCTATTACAATTTCAAACACAAAGAAAGTAAGTATAAAAGCAATGTAGATTTTAAAAATCAATTTAGCTTAGAGTACGGACAAATTACGTATCCAACAGTTAAACCACCGCAAGCAAAGGAATACATTATAGAGAGTGGTTTTTCAATTATTCCACCTGTAACAATTAATGGAAGTACTATTCAAACGTGCTACGGATTCACAAGCGATGCACCAACATTTGAAAGTGGACTATTTCGCTACACTCCAAATGAAGATGAATTGACTATTTTCTATAAAGGCAATCCAATAGGGATTAATAATTTAGGATGTCAGAATATTAACAGCTCAGGCGTTTTAGTGAATAGCATTTTAGGACAATATCAAAAATCAACGCCTTTCAATTTAAACAATGGATATTCGTTTGGGTTTTCGATATTAGTAAATAATAACACTTCATATCCTTTATCTTTGTATTACAACTATTACAGACAACAAACGGAATTGTTACTTAATCCTAATACGTTGGAACACGCTATAAGTTTGGAGTTACCACCAAATGAAATTTATCTAAACGAAAATATAGGGTTCACGCCTTTAGGTTTTAGACTTCAAAATGATGTGGTAATTTCTGAAACAAAGTATGAAATTATAGAAGCTGAAATTAATATTGTAAACGGAAAAACAAAAGCAAAATTTTTAAATAAATAATATCATGGCAGAAGAAAGAGACATTGAACAAAATATAATTCTTAACTACCAAACCAACGCACAAAAAGCGGCTAAAGATGTTGATAACTTGAACTCGAGTTATGAAGCTGTCAACGCTGAAAAGAAACAAGGTATAGAAGTCAACAAAAAAGAAGAGCAAGCGTATAAGTCGATGAAAACGCAAATCCGAGAAGCTACTCAGGACTTGCTAAAAATGTCGCAGACTTACGGCGATACTTCAAAAGAAGCGGTCAACGCTGCTAAAAAAGTAGCGGAGTTAAAAGACCAAATTGGATTCGCTAATGATTTGGTAGATGGATTCAATCCTGACAGAAAATTCCAAAGTATGGCAACCGCTGTAAATGCAGCAGCAGTAGCGGCGAGTGGAATCACTTCTGGAATGGCTTTATTTGGTGCGGAAAGTGAAGATACTGAAAAGGCACTTTTAAAAGTGCAGGCTGCAATGGCTTTTAGCGATTCAATTGGGCGCATAACTGAAATGGGTGACGACTTTGCAAAGTTGAAAGCACAAGTAGTAAGCACGTTTACAGCGTTATCTACTGCAAAGGTTACCGATACCGCAACTACTGAAATCAATACAGCTTCAAAGGCTAAAAATATAGCAGTTACAGAAGGCGGTGCGGTTGCAACAGGTGTGCTAACAGGAGCAACAACAATTCAAACTATTGCGACAACAGGGGCAACAATAGCTACAAATCTATTCAATGCATCTTTGGCTATATTAACAGCTCCAATAACATTACTTATTGTAGGTATTGCGGGCTTAGTGGCTGGTATTGGATATTTAACTGGGGCATTTGGGGATTTCGATGGTTCGGCTGCTAAAGCGGAGCAAGCTAATAAAAAGCTATCAAAGGAAATTGACGACATGGCTAAGGCTACGGAAAAGTCAAATGAACAAATGGAAATGGCAAATGATTATGCTGTTGAAATGGCAAAGGCTCAAGGCAAAAGTTCAGTTGAAGTTCGTAAGCTAAAAGAAGAGTTAATTAATCAAGAAGTAGCCGAGAAACGTTTGAACGCTGTTAAGGCATATTCAATTTATTTAGAAGCTCAAAGAATTGCGGGGTTAGAAGATGCGACAGACGCACAAAAGGAAACAGCAAAGAAAGCTACTGAATTGTATAAAGACCAAAATGCGGTTTACAATGCATCTTTAAAAGAGCGTAAACAAATGGCATTGAATCATAAAGTAGAAATTGTACAAGAAGAAAAAGCAAAAGAAGATGAGATACTAAAAAAGCAACAAGAAGCGCAAAAGAAAAGAGCCGAGGATTTAAAAAAGGCAAACGAAGAAGCAAAGAAAAAAAGGGAGGATGAGCAAAAAGCAATTTTAGAACTTGAAAAGAAATACGTTTCAGAAATTCAAGGACTCGAAGCAACTACGGAACAGCAGAAGTTAGATTTACAAAAGCAAACGGCTCAAAAGGAACTTGACGCATTAAACACGAATGCGAAACAAAAGCAAGTATTGCAATTACTTTTGAATGATAAGTTTATAATACTTCAAAAGCAACTTGACGAAAAAAATGCAAATGACCAAAAAGAAAAATTAAAAGAGCTTTTAGATTCAAAAGCAATAACAGAACAAGAATATTCAGACGCTCAAACATTAGAGGAAGTAGAAGCTATTAAAACACGTGAACAGGCTAAACTTGATGCACAGGAAGAAGCCGATATTAAAAAAGCTGAAAGTTTAGGTGCAAGTTTAGAAGAAATTGCGAAAATAAAAGCTTTTTACAACGAGAAAGAAGTAGAAAATACTAAGAATGCAGCAGATAAAGAAATAGAGATTCAAAAATCAATAGAAGCACAAAAGCAAGCTATTCAAGACTCTCAGATTAATTTAGCAGAAAAGGCAGTTGGATTTTTATCTATTATAGCTGGCAAAAATAAGGCTTTACAAAAAGCGGCTATTATAGCTGAGAATGCTATAAGTATTGGAAAATCTATAATATCTACAAATGCGGCTAATATACAGGCTACTGCGCAAGGTGCTGCGTTAGCAATTCCAACAAGTGGCGCATCCGTAGCTGCTGCTGCTGGTATTGTAACAGCTAATACTGCGGCATTAGGTTTAAGTATTGCGAGTTCTGTTGCAGCAACCGCAAAAGCTTTAAGCGCATTAGGTGGCGGAAGTGCAGGAGGTGGAGGTTCACAAGCATCAGCGACTCCAAGCGGTGGAAGTGCGCCACAAGTAGGCTTTCAAAGCAGTAGCGAAAATCAGATAGCAACAAGCGTAGCAACGGCGCAACAAGGAACGCCACCAATTCAAGCATATGTAGTAAGTACGGAAGTTACAAACTCGCAAACATTAGATAGAAATAGAATTGCAAGTAATTCTTTTTAGTTTTTATTTGGAATTAATAAAAATAATTATTATATTTGATGAAAATTTAACTGTATGAAGATGTACAGCACCCATGTTTTAAGTTTGATTTACAACAAAGGTACTCGCTATTAACTTAGTGAGTGCCTTTTTTTATGCGAAATTATGAAAGTATACGAATTTATATTTGACGAAAGTAAAAACGATTTCTTAAAAGTTAGCGTAGTAAAAGACGCAGCGGTTGAAACTAAGTTGATGGCTTTTGCTAAAGAAGATGAAGCCAAACCGATGTACTTCGCTAATGAAGATAAGCGTGAAATCTATTGCGTGGCTATGATTCCAAATAAAATGATTTTCCGTAAAGATATTAACGGAGAGCCAGCAATGGGATATTTCACAACTGAAAGCATAGAGCGTTTTCAACAACATTATTTTAGAACCGCATCGAATAGAGCAGTTAATATTAACCATAACGAAAAAGACACAACAGGCGTTTTCCCTTTTGAAAGTTGGATTGTAAAAGATTCAACAAATGATAAAAGCAATGCTATGGGTATGCAAGCTGAAAACGGTAGTTTAGTTATGGCTTTTAAAGTTGAAAATGATGATGTATGGAATGAGTGCAAAAATGGAAATTTAGATGGGCTTTCAATTGAAGCACGTTTAGACACCCAATTAAAAGAGAGTAATTTTAAAACAGAAATAGAAATGACAAAAGAAGAAAAAACACCCGAAAATCTTTGGGGTATGTTGAAAGCTTTTTTTACTTCTGAAACCGAACCAGTTGAGGAAACAGAAGAAGAGAAAGCTGAAGTAGAAGAAATGGCAGGCGATGTGCCACCAGCAGAAGAACCAAAAGCGGAAGATTCAGAAGCTTTGAAAACTGAAAACGAAGATTTAAAAGCGGAAATTGCGGAACTTAAAACTAAGTTAGCGGACATCGAAGCTGAGAAAGTAAAAGCGGAAACGGATTTGGAAACAATGAAAAAACAAACTCCAAAAGCCGAAGCAATTCAAACTACTCCAAAAGTAGAATTTAAAAAAGACTTTAAAGATATGACACCTTTAGAGCAGTACAGATTTAAAAAAGAAATTAACAAATAAAAAAACGAAAAAATGGCAATAACTTACAATGTAGTTAACATTAAGGGTGTAGCAGCAGAACCTATTATCGAAGAATTATTATTCGAAAATGAAACAATTGCAAAAGGATTAGTAACGTTTGAAGACGATGTAAAAGCGGAAACTATTTTCACAGAAGCATCAGCAACAGCAACGTTACAAGCGTACATTTCTGGTGAACCAACTTCAAGCGGTGATTTATCAGCTTTTGATGTAGAGGTTTCTCCAGCAAAAGTTATGACATACAATGAATTTGACCCTGAAACATTACGTTATTCAAGATTCAAAAGAGATATGCCAGCGGGTGCGTGGAACTCGATGTCAAGCGAATTTGAAAGAGTAGTAGTTGGTGGTATCTATGCAAAGAAAATTTCTTTACAATTAGAGAAAGAATTTTGGAACGGAGCAACTTCAGCAACTCAAACAGCAGTAGCAGCGTTAACAGCTGGTACAGGACAGACATCAGTAGGAGCTGCAGAAAAAACTTTAGTAGCGGCTTTAACAGCATCACAAATTGATGGTGTTATTACTAAAATGATTTACAATGCGTCTAATGCAACAGCAACAGCTGGTGTTGGTGGTCGTGTAAAAGTAGCGGGAACGACTATTACTTCATCTAACATTAAAGCTGAGTATGACAAAATCTATGCAGCTATTCCTGCAGACGTTTTAGCACAAACAGAATTACCAGTTATCTTTGCTCCGAAGTCACACAAACAAATGATCATCATGGCAAACAACGTGACTGCTGATTTTTCAAAACCTTTCAATGTAAATGATTCAGCTACTGAATTTTACTATAATGGTTTAAAAATCGAGTTCGTTCCAACTCCTGAGAAAGTTGTTATTTGTGCAAGAAAATCACACATTTTCTGGTTAACTGATTTACAAGCTGATGTCAACACTTTAAAAGTTGATAAGATTGCAAACAACCAAGAGAAAATGTTTATCAAGTCTGTTGCATCTATTGGGGCGCACGTTGCTAACCAAAAATTTAACGTACTTTACGTAGGATAGTATTAACAAGGGAGCGTCAAAACTCCCTTTTAAAAAATTATATATATGGCAGATTGTGTTGTATTAACAAAAAGTAGAAAATTAGCTTGTATGTCTAAGCAAGCGGGTGTTAAGGCTATTGGAATAGCTCCGTATGATGCTTTAAACCTTGTCGTAAAAGGTTCAACAGGTGTAACAGCTTTACCAGCTATTTATGATGCGGGAAGTATTGCACGTTTAGAGTTAAAAAATACTACGACTAAATTTTTAGAAAATGGTATCTCAGGCGGTGACAACAGAAGTACAGGAGTAACTGGTAATATTTCTTGTATTTTCAATATTCCTGAGAATGGAGAGGTTGAAACTACTAAAATGGTAGAGGAAATTATGAAAGGCGAATTTGTAGCCTTTTTAGAGTTGAAAAATGGTAAAATCGTAGTTATCGGTTCTCAAAATGGTGCGGTTGTAACGACTGCTGATGGCGATACTGGTGCGACTATTGGCGACTTAGTTGGATATACAGTAAATATTCAAACTATGGAGCCTGATTTTTCAAAAGGATATGTATTAAGTGGCGACGCTTTAACAAGCTATGCGACCGCTTTAATGGCTTATTAGTATTTGAGTTAGTTAATTAAAAAGTCGTAGCTAATTGTTACGACTTTTTTTATAAATTTTAAAAAATGAAAGTACTTTTTTTAAATGATCCTTTAATTTTTAGTGTAATTCCACGAGATTACCCACTTGAAATTGACAATATTTCACTAACTTTACGCAATGAATTTACAGACGAAATTATAACGCCTGAAATTACTTTTGAAGTTGGGCAAAAATTAGAAATTACCATTACAGAACAGCCTGAAACATTTGCAGAAAATCAAAAGTATGAGGTTACAATTTTGAATGATGAAAAAACAATCTATTTAGGAAAATTAATAATTCTTAAATCGGGAACAGATATACAAAACTATGAATACAAACAACAAACAAACTCAAGATACATCTAAAACTTTTACGTTTGGTTCAGAATTTCAATTCTCGAAACACCAACCGATAAATATACAACCAGCCTATGGTCGTGAGTGGATTTTGAACGGTGACAATAATAAAAACTTTCAAAGATACATTGACGCTTACGATGATAGCCCTACAAACTCAAGTATTATAAATTCATTTGTAAGTTATATACAAGGGGAAGGACTTATCGATTTGAATGGGCAAGATATTTCACATATTATTAGTGATGAAGATTTTGAAATGATTTGCCACGATTACAAAAAGTTTGGTGGTGCGTCGGCTCAGGTTATTTGGAGCGAAGCAAACGAACCTTTAAAAATCGAATATATTCCGATTTATAAATTGGGTATCAATTACAACGAAAATCAAAACTATGCAGTTGATGGATATTGGTATTCATACGATTGGAAAAATAGAAGTAAATATATTCCTAAATTGTACCCTAAATTTACAGGAACGTACAAAGGTAACGGACTTGAAATTTTATATTTTAGAAAAGCAACGACAGAACCTTTCTTTCCTATTCCTGATTATTTCAGTGGGATTCCTTGGGCAGAAGTTGAGGGAGAACTTGCAAACTCAGCAATTAAACATTTTATAAATTACTTGCCTGAAATTACGGTTATCAATTATAACGGTGGATTTATCGGAAGCGAAGAAGCTGCAAAGGAAGAAGCTAAAAAAAGACGTGAACAAGTTTGCGGAACTGATAAAACAAGTACGGTAATTGTATCGATGAATGATGGTGCGGAGGGTTCGACTACTATTGACAGAGTTGCGCCGCCTGAGTTGAATAATCAAAATGTATTTTATGCTGAAGAAGCTGAAAGAAAATTGATTGTTGCGCACTCGGCACCAAAGATACTATTTGAAAGTCAAAGTACAGGGAGCGGATTTTCAAGTAATGCCGATGAAAGAGAAATAACATTGAAAGAAGTATATAGAAAGCACATAAATCCCAGCAGAAAAGTAATCTTAAATGCGCTGGGTAGTGTTTTCAAATTAATTGATCCATCTATAAAATTGGACGTGAAAGACTTTGAAAGTGAAGATAATTTAGATACCGTAGAAAATGCAGACGCTACAATAGTAACAGGTAATTCAATTTTAGATGATAAAACTTTAGAAGCGCAAGCAAGTTTAAAAGGTAGTGTCGGAGGTGTTCAATCTTTACTAGAAATTCAAAGCAGTTATGCGCAAGGATTAACAACTTACGAAAGTGCAATTTCAATGTTAGACTTAATTTTTGGATATAATAGAGAGCAAGCGGTAAAATTGCTTGGTCAACCTAAAAAAGAAACCGTATGATACAAGTAAAACTATTTTTAAAAGATACAGATATTCCCACTTTAACAGCTTTTAGTGGGAATATAGATGTTGATAGCCTTAAACCGCATATTTACATAGCTCAAACAACTGAAATTGTACGTGTTTTAGGTTTGGATTTATATAATAAAATTTATGCCGACTATGTGTCGGATACTTTAACAGGTGTCTACAAAGATATTTTCGATATTTATGTTATTGATATGCTGACTTATTTTAGTTGTAGTCTTTATATGTCTTTTGGTGGCTATAAAACTACCAACAACGGAGTTTATAAAACAAGTGTAGAAGGTGCATCAAATGTTGATTTAAAAGAATTATCTAATTTAGTGAACAAATACAACCAATTAGGTGTAAATGTAGAGCAAAATTTTATTACTTTTATGAAGGATAAAAATGTTCCTGAATACAAACAGGAAAACGTTAGTAAAAATATAATTCCATGGTATTAATATGGCACAGATAATACACGACATAGACGTTCCTAACTCAGGAAATGGTGACGAATTAAGAACAGCGTTTGGAAATCAAAACACAATGAATACTGAACTTTATACTACTAAAGTGGATAAGGTTACCGGCAAAGCTTTAAGTACAAATGATTTCACAAATGATGAAAAGGCAAAACTTTCTGGAATTGAAGATGGAGCGCAAGTAAACGTACCTATTAATTTTAACGATTTGGTAGATGCGCCTGAACAATTGTTTGCGAGCGTTGGATATTTTGACCATAATGATTTGGAAACGCATACAACTCCTATTTCTTTTACTTCTGGAGTTTTAACAAAACTAACAAACGATACTCTCGGAGCTTTTACAGATTTAAGTAAAGCACCTTACGGAGTTACTAATGTTTGGGATGATGGATTAAATCAGTTTGATTTTAGCCAGATGGATGTTGGTGATACTATTGATTTAAGAATTGATTTAGATGTAACCACAACAGGAACAAATAAGACTTTAAAAATGTTTATTAAATTTGGAATAGGCACGCCTTCTGAATTTATAAAATTTATTGACGCAGTAGAGTTTAAAACAGCTGTCACAAATGAAAATGTCACAGCAAATATTCCTTTTTATTTAGGTAGTGAAGATATTAAAAATGCACCTGCGGAATTATACGTTTTAGCAGACACTTCTGGAAGTTTAAAAGTAAACGGATGGTACACTCGCATTATTAGAAAATCAATTAATATAGTTGATGTACGTCCTTATAAAATATACTCAGCAATAATAACTCAAGTTGGAACAGATTCACCAACTGCTACTATTTTAGAAGATACGTTTGACGACGTTCTTATATTTTCGTATGTTTCTGAAGGTATTTACAATATAACAAATTCAGAAATAACTGAAAATTGTTTTGCTACAATAAATAATATTTATTATGACTTTTCAGCAGGAGTAAATCCAATTAAAACGGCAAGTTTACAACCATTAAATGGTAGCGCTCAGATAGTAACGATGTCAGATGGGGTTCTTTCAAATAACGTGCTATACGCTTCTATAGAAATTAGATTATACAATTAACATAAAAATAAAAAAAATGAAAGATTACAACTACAACGCAAACACAAATCAATCGGCTTTCGGTCAATTTGGTTTAAGAGTATTAACTACAAACGCAACAACTGGAGAGGAATTTGTAGCAATTCAAGTTTTAACTGATGCTGTAATTTCAGCTACATTAACAGCTAATCAATCTACTGGCGAAATTGGGGATACTTCAATAACTTCTTTATCTTTAACTGCTGGAACTATTATATACGGTAGATTTATTGATTTACAAGTGGCAAGCGGAAAAGTAATAGCTTATAAAGGTTAAATTATGTTAGGATTAGGTAATAATTTAATACATAATAATAGGATAAAAAGGGGCGGTGTTATTTATGATGCCGCTTATCAAGCTATTTTAGATAAAGCGATTTTAGAAGGATTTACTTTGCCGAAAGAGTCTGAAATACTTTTACAGAATCAGTTAATGATTGATTTAAAATCTTCAGGAGCTTATGCAAAAGCTGACCAAATTTTAGTACCAGCCAATACTACAAATTCAGACTTTGGGCGTATCGATTGGAAAAATCCAACTCGTTTAGCAACCTTATTTAATGCTCCAACTTTTATAGCTGGTAAAGGTTTACAAGGTAACGGGAGTAGCGCTTACATAGATACTAATTTTAATGCTTTTACTCATGGTGTTAACTATCAACAAGATAACGCAAGTAGATTTATATTTATGGATACTGCTAGCGGAACAGGTCCTTTAGACGGTCTTAGCGCTGCAAGTATAAATAATAT